CATCAGCACAACGCTGGCAGAATGCACCGGCTGATAATACCGGAAGAAATTTGACATTCTTGTCCATTACAAAATCTTTGTCTTCAACTGATTCCATTAAGCCATGCGGTTCAGAATCTTTTTACAAATTTAATGCAATAACTGCAGCAAAAACTTTAATTATTAAAACTACCGAAGCTAAATTATGGGATAGGGTAACAGTTGAATTTACTTGTGATACACTAACCGCTGGACGGGTAGTAACATTTAGTACAGGTACAGGAGCTAATATAAACACGCTTTGGACTTCTTCAAGTGGAAATACAATTACTGTAAAGACATCAAAAAAAGCTGTTGTTACATTTTTATATGACGGAACAGCTTGGAGTGAAGAAAAAAGGTCAGTTCAACAGTAGCAATACTTTCACGATTAAATTAAACCAAATAAAAACCAAACAAATAAAATAAAAAAAATGGCAACAATTAAAAACAATATTTCAAAATCATTACAGGAAACAGTTTCGGAACACGCGCATATTAAACACGTTCATTTTGACGCTCAAGGTCGCCACTGGTTAAATGTATTTGAAGCAAAAAGTAAATTACATTCAGGATTGTACGGACATATAAAACAACAGAATGTCGTAGGAAAAGACGGACAAACCATTTTGGTAGAAACTCCAACTTCTCATACTAAAATTGTAGAAACAATTAGCCGTGAAGATGTTTTAAATTCGGAAGCACAAAGTGATTTAGCTTTAAATCTAAATTCATTATCCCCGGAGGAGCAAAAAATTATTGATAAAATGCGTTCTAAAAAATAATGAAAATTGAAACCTTACAACAGGCTGAACATCATGCTGCAAAATACTTGCAGCACTTGACTTTAGTTGTAAGTGAAAAAGGCGAAATTTCAGCAAGTTGCAATATTGATGAAACTTGCAAAGTTTACGAAGGGAAAGGTGAAAAGTTTTTTATTGTAAACGGAGAGCGTAAAGTAAAAGAAGTAAAAAAAATTAAAGAAATAAAAGACAATGGCTCAGAAATTAAATGATATAAGTTTCACACTTGGTCAGGGAGGCAGTGGCAGACAAGCTAATGGCACTGATTATATTTCAGGATTATTGTTTTATAACAACACACGTCCGGCTGCTATGCTTGCATCATTGCCGGGAGGTGTTGATAATTATTCAACCGGTTCTGTAAAGCAATTATTTTCGCCATCCGATGCGGTGGCTATTGGTATTGATAATCTTTATACCGATGAAATAAAAAACCAATCTAAATTTACAATACCTGTTGGTGGAATGGGTGCAACTGGAAATTCAGCTACTTTCACAGCTTTAGAATGGAATGGTGGAAGCGGACAAGGTGTTGTTGCTTTAGGAAGTTACACAAATTTAAATTCCGATACATTGACAGTCTTTACTGATGGTTGCGCTGCCGCTATCAATGCAGGAACTAATACACATGGTTACTCTGCTGTTTCAGGAGGTGCTACTGGTATCCTTACAATTACTGCACGTCCTAAATTAGGAATTTACCCCAATAACGCTGTCGTTCCCCACTTCTATACTGGAACTTGTACTGGTACTGTGAACTTGGGAGGTGGTGCGGCTACCGTATTTTATGGTGTTGATGTGGTTGCTGGGGTTGCTTCAAAACTTGCTATTTATTATTATCACATTTTAAGATATTTCACGGTAAAACCTGATGGCTCTTTGTATGTTGGAATATTCAATACTGCTGGGGCTGCTGCTTTTGCTGATATTGCAAATATCTCTACAAATTCAGGCGGTTCAATTGTTCAACTTGGAATTTATGACGATCAGAAAACTTTTGCGCTTTCTTCTTTAACTTTGATACAAGGGCAATTAAACACGCTTAGAGCAGCTCATAAAATATTGAGCAATGTTACTTATGCTGCCGATATTAAAGCTATTGGAGGCGCAGGAACGGTACTTTCTACGCTTGCAGGTTCAACTTATAACCTTGCTGCTTTAAGCGATAATAACGTTTCTGCTTTAATTGACAATGATGGAAATGGAACCGGCTTAGATTTATTCTACGCTACCGGAAAATCAATTACCTCTTTAGGTTCTGAAATTGGTTGTATTTCCGAGGCTTCAATATCCGAAGATATGGGCAACTGTATTTCCCGATTCAATGTCGATGACGGTTCAGAATTTGATACTTTAATGTTTGGCGATGGAACTTTTTACACATCCGTTTCTCAATCACTTTTGGATTCATTGAATAACAACCGGTATATTTTTGCTTCTAAAATTCCTTATGCAACCGGCTCGTGGTATTCAGACGATCACACGGCTGTTGCTTATACAAGTGATTACGCTTGGATTCACGATAACAGGGTAATTGACCGTGTTATAAAAGATTCATTCATTGCCTTAACTCCCATTTTAAAATCAAAATTAAAATTAAATACAGACGGGACAATGACCGTTCAAACAATTGCGAATTTAATTGCAGTTGAGGGGGATGTTATAAAACCGCTTATAGCTTCAGGAGATTTAGCAGGTGATCCAAATAATTTTTCAGCAAGTGCATGGGTTTTAATTAATCCAAATCAAAAACCGAATGTAGCCGGAAAATTAATTATCGGAGTGAAATTAGCAGAGAACGCAATTGCTCATTCTATTAGCGTTCCCATTGGGTTTGGAACTTTTTAGTACAATTTTTTAATCACATTTTTAAATAAAATACCATGTCTTTAGTACTTCAAAATGGCGTTGTTGTTGGTTCTGCAAACATATCCGTAATAATCGGAGGCGTTATCGTTACCGGCATAAAATCTATTGACATTAAGATGTCGCAGAAAAAAGAGAACGTGCAAGCGTTCGGAAAGCAACCTGTTGGCAGGGGGCGTGGGGCTTATGAATACCCATCATGTACTATGGAAATTCTTTTAGAAGAGTGGAAAAGTATTGTGAATGCAGCTCCAAATCGGGACCCGATGCAAATACCAATGTTTAATATTCCTATCACTTACGAATCAGGTGGAAGTAATATTTTACCTTCTGAAACATTGAATAACGTGGAATTTACAAGCGTTGGAAGACCTTATAAAGCTGGCGATATGGCTGAATGGTTATCTGTTGAGTGCATCTATGCTGGGCTTGACCAATAGAGCCTTGTAAACACATACTATTATTGAAATACATTAAATTAAACCAAACAAAAATAAAACCAAATGAGTGAAGTAAAAGAATTATCAATTGATGAGCAAATTTCAGTGAATGAAATTGAGCTTTCAAATGACCCTACAAATGACGGATTAATTGCCGAAAAAGAAGCATTGTTAAAATCAAAGATAGAGGTGGACTGGCTGGCTGAAATAAACGCAACGGCTGATGAAAAAGCAAAGGAGTTATCTTTATTATTTAATTGCGAAGTTGTGCCAAGTGTTTATGTGGTTGAGCCGTTAAAGGATGCTGCAATAGCTTTCATTAAACAACCGGATGCAAAGCAAGCATTAAAAATAATGCGTTCACTGGGGGAAAACTACGAAAACGGATTAGAACTTGCTGCACGTTCACAATTAATTAGAACGGCTGATTTATCTTTGAAACAAGTACAAGGAGAAGCAAGCGATTCACGTTTTATGGATGTGAACGGGAAATATGATTTCAAAGATTCAGCATTAAACCTGGCGTTGCTTTTAAAGGTTGGAAAAATAACAACGATTTATCAAGATCAGTTTAAAAAAAAATAGAAGAAAATCGTTTAGACACAGGAGGAAGCGGATTGTTGCGAATGGACGGAGTAATTGGCTTTTGTTTTAGGATTGAACCGGAGGAATTAAGTATTGATGAGTACTCTAAAATCTACGGACAAGCGAAATATATTTTAGACTATCAAAATTTAATGATTACTCAAAAGGCTGTGAATAGCGCAATGTAAAAATGACAGACGATCTCAAATACAGAATAAGTTTGGAAGATTTTTTCAGCAAAGGCATTCAAAATGCTGAAAAAAATGCTGGAATGTTTGAAAAGGGAATATCTCATTTAGGGAGTGAATTGGATAATTTAAAAAGGCAGGCGATAGGTGCTTTTGGAGTTTTTCAGGCATGGAGTTTTATGAAAGGAGTTATTGATACAGGCTCCATGTTTGAGAGTGCCAATATTCAATTAAAAACACTTTTAGGCAGTGCGGAAAAAGCAAATGTAGTATTTAAAGATTTGCAAACTGAATCAACAAAATCTCCCTTCTCTTTTCAAACTTTATTACAGGGAAACGCTGCATTGATAGCATCAGGAGTTAATGCACAACAAGCAAAAGGAGATTTCAATGCTCTTGCAAATGCAATAGCAGCATCCGGTAAAGGAAATGATGAGTTAAGTAGAATGGTTATAAATTTACAACAAATAAAAAATGTTGGACAAGCATCTGCCTTAGATGTTAAACAATTTGCTTTTGCCGGAATAAATATTTACGCTCTTTTAAATACTTATTATCAAAAAAATCACATTGCGTTAAAAGAACAAAAACAAGATTATGATTCTATAATCGGGTCGTTAAAATTAGCAGGGGAGAAAGGGGGACAATATTTTGGTGGTTTAAGCAATTTAGCAGACAGCGCTTCCGGCAGATTGAGCAATTTATCGGATAGTTTTGATATTTTAAAAAATAATCTCTTTCTTGCAATGAGTCCGGCAATAAATAGAATTACAAAAGATTTAACTTCATTATTTAATTTTATTGCTTCTCATTTAGACACTATAAAAGAATTAGGTTTTGTAATAGGTTTTGCAACCGCTGGATTCGTTGCTTACAAAGCTGTGTTAATGGCTATTGAAGGGGTTGCCGTTGTGAAATTCGTTGCTTCAATGATAAGTATGCAAGCTGCATCCGTAGGAGCTACGTTCACCACCACAGCATTAACAATGGCGCAAACGGAGTTAAATATGGCAATGACAGCAAACCCTATTGGTTTAGTTATTACTGCATTAGGGCTGTTGGCAATAGCTATTTATGAGGTAATGGACAATTACGATAAGTTAAGCGCAGCGTATGATACATCAATAGATAAAGCGGTAAAGCAAGCAGTTGATGATGAAAAAAAGACTGTTAATGATTTAGCGTTGGCGTATGGAAAACTGAATAAAGTTAAAAAAGAGGTTGCTCAAGAAAACGCTTTAAGAATTGAAAATGAAAATTTAACTGTTGAAATTGCAAATGCAAAAAAAGCTATTAAAGATGCTGAAAGTTCAAAATACGGTAAATTTGGAAGTGATTTAAGGGAGGCAGAAGCAGTGGCAGCAGCAGCAAATCGGGCTTTAACAATAGCGATGGCAAAAAAATCAGCATTAACACGGTCAGATATATTTACAGGGGCAGACGGAAAGCAGGGTGTAGGTGGCGCAAGCGGTCTTGACGAACCAAAAGCAAGCAAGATTCAGAACATAACAATTAACATGGGCGGTGTATTTGCGAATCAAAAAAACACTTTCTCAAATGCAGTAGGCGAGGGAGTGAATGATTTTATGGGTAGATTATCGCAGGCGTTAAACGCTGTTGTACTCGATAGTGCTTTGATTGCTGCGGAATAATTTGAGGTTACTTTTAGATATTTTTAATTATGGAATTTAAGCATTTTTCTCCAATAGGACAAATAACAGCAAGTAAAATAATACCAAATTTTACGAATGGAATTGATGTTTTCAGTCCTCAAAAAAATCTGCCTCAATTAGAACAATTGGCTGCTAATTTCGGGCTGCAATCTTTGAAAAATACTATTCTTAAAAATACGCTTCATTTCGCAGAGGTAGCGCAAGTAAAAGGAAGTGCCACGTTAAGAAGAAACGGAGCAGGAGGGCAACATTTTGACGCTCCAAACGGAACTGTGATGCCTATATTGGGACACAATGTTTTCGGGTTTCCGGTTTACTCAAACTTAGTAATAAAAGGCGATTCATATACAGACAATTTCGGCAAAGTAATTGCATCATTCAGCGATATTCGTTTAGATGCGGTTCTTTTAGAAATTGAGCGTGAAAATAATATTATTGTTACCGATATTCAGGGAAGGGCAAACAGCGTAATTGAATACGTTGGCTCAAAGTCTGCAAAGATACACGTTTACGGAACTATGCTTGCTGATATTCCGGGAGTATATCCCGAAGCAGATGTAGCGGAATTAATGAGAGCTTTGCAGTCTAACAAAGCATTGCGGATTGAATCATGGTTTTTGGCAATGGCAGGAATTTACAATTTAGTTGTAAATAAAGATTCAATAAAACAGGAAGCCGGTTCACAGGAATATCAAAAATTTGAGTTTGATGCAATTGCGGATTCTCCAATAATATTAAAAATAATGCCTGCAAGGGCTTAATAATAATACTTTGAGCCTTAGAGATTATACGCTAATTACAATAGAACAGCAGACAAATTCAGCATATCCAACGAGGGGGGGTAAGGGCGTTTCACAAACCTTTTTAATGGATTTTGTGAATAGCGGTGAAATTGTAAATTCATGGCAAAATTTAACGGACACGGCAAAAATAAAAATCCCTCGAAATATTTACGTGAATAATGAAACAAGTAACCCCTTAAATTTTGGAAGCGATCCCAACAAAGTAGGATTAAATTTGTACGGAGGAACGGCAACCCCTCCCCTGTTTATGCGGGGCGATAAAATAAAAATTAAACTTGGATTTTATTACAACAATTTTGATGGAACGGAAAGTTTAGAAGTGAATGAAGTATTTTCCGGTTACATAACGAAAATAAAAAACCGAGTACCTATTGAAATTGATTGTGAGGATGAAATGTGGAAATTAAAGCAAATCAATGTTGTTAATAAGGTTTGGCTTGCTTCGACTTATGATGTTGTTTCTATGCTTAAAGAAATGCTGGCAGGCACAGGAATAACGGTTATAGATGGATTAGAGGGTTCAATAAAAACAAATATCGGAGATTTCAGAACACAAAACGAAACGGTCGGTGCGGTTTTGGCACGGTTAAAAACCGCTGGGCTTTATTCTTATTTCAGAAACAACGAATTGAGATGTTCTGGAATTGTTTATTACCCAGGAGACCGCACAGGAGATGTAACCGATGTTTTAGGAAACAAAGGAACTATTTTTGGATTTCAAGAAAACATTATAAATGATAGTTTGGAGTACCAACGGAAAGAAGATTTAAACATTGCAATAAGGGCAAGTTGTGAAACTGGTGGAGCTGGTTCGGGAACCAATAAAGACGGAACTCCAAAAACAAAAAGACAGCGATTTGAGGTCATGGTCGGAAAGGACGGAGCAATGACTGATATTAAGAAAAACGCTTATTCAGGCGATGTTATTGCCCTTCCAATTTTGGGATGCAAAACTTTGGCGGAATTGACACAAAGAGCAATTGAGTATTTACCTAAATTTTATTACACAGGATTCAAAGGCTCATTCACTACATTTGGACAGCCATTTATGCGACACGGTGACGCTTGTATTTTAAGGGATAAAATGTTACCGGAACGTGATGGAACGTATCTTATAAAGCAGGTTGTAACAACTTTTGGAATGGGTGGTTTTCGACAAAAAATAATGCTTCACATTCGCATTGATTCCGGTTATACTATTCAACAAATTAATGCGGGATTGTAAATTGTAACACATTAAAATTTAGTAATAAAATATATTGCTATAATTGCACAAATGGAATCGGTAAACACAGACCAAGCAACTAAACAACAGATACGAACTTCTATAAAAAAAATAGCAGGGATGTATAATTTGGATATTGTAGAG